ACGCTCTCATCATGTTGTTATTTAATAACGTCACCGCATAGTTTTTATACATAGCTACCGATTTAATAATTTCACCCATAAAAGTACCAGGTTTAGTACCGCCGCCCAAAAATGCTTTAGCTCTAATATTGGTAGTAGGTACAGCAAAATCAGTTTCACGATTAATCATTTCTAAATAACGTAATGCTAAATCTGAATCTTTGGAGCGCATATCATCTGGGCGTAAGAATGTGGCGCCTTCGTGATTATAAAGTGTAGTTGATCTCATCTCATTCCATCGAGTATCTAAACCATATCTAGCCAATACTGTTTGTAATGGTTGCTCTAGCTCATCAAATTGTTTGCCAACACTGTCAGCAAGGTGTCCCATAAATTCCATACCAAATGCAAACCGACCTGCTTGTGTCCATGCTGATAATCCAGATGCTCGCATAACAAAATCAGACACAGAACTTGCAATGCCTGGCGCTGATATTTCACCAAAGTAACGTTGTTGTGCCGCAGCTGTGCTAATCCAATTGTCTGCAATTAACCCTAATCGTAAAGCCAAACGACCGCTATCTTCAGCGTTTGCTAAGTTACTTACAATACGTCCAATCACTTTATTTACTGGCAGTCCAGCAGCTTTAGCCGCAATACGTTGTGTGTTTAAATCGCCAATAGCAGAAATAGCAGCAGCACCTAACTGAGCAGCTTGCAATAAACTTCGAGTAGCAGCTAAACCTCTTGCAATATTTCCATTAGCAGGCTGTTGATCTAATCCTGTATAAATATCATACATGCCTTTAAAGTAATTAATGTCTGCATTAATTTTAGTTTGCGCTTCTTTGCCTAACTTAGAGGATCTAGCGCGTATCTCTTGTTCAATAAAACTTATAGTCGCATTTGGATTAGGCCCTAACATTTCAAGCTGAGCAATGTCTTTAGACATGCGATCTAAATGATTCATCATGTTGTTGAATGGATTAGGATCGCCAAACTTTTGTTGATATTCAAACCAATCATCTCCTGATTTAAACACTAAGAAACGATGATCCATTCTTCTATTAGATAATGATTTGCCACGTACCGCAGCGCTTGGTTTAATTTGGCTCCAACCGTCACTTACAATGGTTTCATAGGTTTCACGCAATGCGTCTTTTATTTCCTCATCCCCTTGTAAGTTACGTCCAAAACGTTCGCTGTATATTTTTGAGAAGTCTAATCTATCTTTAATAAACGCATACCAATCTTCAAACCCAGCGCGTTCAATAGAATAAGGGTTATGTATTTGACTTAGGCCCCAATCTTCACGCTTAGGAATTTGCCCGCCCATACGGTTGAATAATAACCGTGCTTCTTCTGAGGCATCTTTCCAAGCCTTGGCTAATATCTTTGCTGTTTCATCGGCAACATCATCTGGATTAAATATGGCTTTTACCATATCTCTTTGTAATGCTTGATTGCCTTGAATTCCTAAACCACGCTTACCTAATTTAATAATAGCTTCTTCCATCTTAGATACTAAAACGCCATGGTAGGCTCTTTGGCGATAAGCTAAACTGGTATATGTTGATATTTCATCTTGTTCAATAAGTGCTTGCATAGCTTTAGCAGGAGATTGTCCATCACCATATTCGTCCATCATTCTCTTAATATTATTTTGTACTTCTTTTTGGCGAATGATTTTGAATTTAGCATGCACATGTTCATGTTCTAAGTCTGCAATAGTTTGTGTTGTAGCGCGTTCAGCAGCAATATCATTATTACCTAAAGTTGCTTTATAATAGTTAAAGTTCTTCTCGTAATAATCTTGTGCTTTCTTAGCATACTTTTCAGGTATGTTTTTGTTTTTAAGTTGTAGGGCAATACAATTATCTAGCGACACGTGAACACTCCCTTAAGACTGCTAATGATTCGGCATCACTATTAATCTCATCTAATATGTCTTTAGTTTTTACATTAACGCTAATAATATTTCCATTCGCGTCAACATCATTAATAGCAATATATTCTTCTAGCGCTTTTGGATTGTTACGCAATTCTTCTTCAGCAATACGATATAGTTCTGCTTGCGCTATTGGATCATCACTGAATTGTTTTAGTCTTTCATCACTTGTTTCAACGCCTGTTGACCTGAACGGCGCAGTTGTCGCATTGCTGACGTTACTGCCATCTGGTAACCCAACATAATCTCGCTGTTCAATTCTTCCTCTGATAGAGTCTGCGAGTTCTCTGGCATAGACATCGAGGTTGCTTTTTTTGCTTGCATATCTTCTTGCCGCATTTGTGATTGCATCTGAGATGTTTCCTTTTGCAAAGGCGCTGCCGTAAACGATTTGGATAATTTTGCCATAACTTTGTTCCTTAGATAAATGACTTAGATTTAACGCGTCTATTAATTTCTGCATTGTAAATCTATCATTGGTTAATTTTAAAATAGCTTGCTCGGTAATAACAGCTTTTTCTTTATATAAGTCATCTGGCATAACGTCTTCACCAAATGTCTTTTTAAAGTTCATTGTCTTAACGCCTTTAGCCTGAACTTGTCTAACAATTGCTTCGGCTTGCGCTAGTGTTGTTGGGTTTTGTTTTGCAAGTATATTAGCCGCTATCTCTTGTAATTCTTCATTGTTAATTAATCTAGCAATAATAGATCCATGGTCAAAGTCTACTTCGCCATTGTGGATTTTTAATCTCATCTTGTCAGATAACAATGTCATGTCAGTAACTTTTTGAACAAACTCAGAAGCCTCACCTTTAATTTTAGATTTAACCTTGACTGTTTCCATGTAAAAGTTATCTAAGTCTGCCTTGCTTAAAGTTCCTTCTGCTAAATTTTTACCAGCTCCTCTTGCTTTAGCTTGCTCAAGACTAATGCCATTTGCCTCGCGCAATACAATCATTGGCATCTGAATATTTGTTTTAGTTTTTTTTGATATACGTTTTGCTAAATCAATTCTGCCATGGCCATCTACAACAAAAGTATCACCATTGCGGTATCTGTAAACAATGCCTGTCCCTGCGCGTGTTGGGTTCCATTCTGCTGCTTGAATTTTTTTAGGTCTACCGCGTTTAACTTGGAATAGTTTTGGATCCAGTAAGACATCTGATGTATTTAACAACTCAACATCAGGAGCATTCAAATCATAATGATAAACGTTGTTATAGGTTTTTGGCACAAATGGCATGTCAATAGGCATATTACTAAAGTCGCCTGACACAATAGCTGTGTATGCTTGGCTCTCTCTTGATAAATGAGTAATTTGCCCAGGATCAAAATCTATAGGGGAATCTTTTTGAATCTCTGCTTTAATAGCAAAAACATTAAAGACGGCATCACGATCACGATCTGGATTAAAAGCAGTGCCATTAAAAGCTGCTCTTTGTTGATCTAACTTATCAAGTGATTTGCGTAATCTTTCTGAAATAAATTCAGCACCACCACCAAAAACAAAACCAGCGCCACCTGCAAAACCAATGCGCGTAATAAAGTCTTCTTGTGTATAAGGCAATCCTAACTCTTTATACCAATCTTCAGTAAACCCTTTTTGAATTGCGCCTTCAGCTGTAGCACTTGCTACTGCCTCTCTCATGCCATTGCGAAACCATCCTGCGGCAGGGGTTCGTGTAGCGACCATTGCAGCCACATTAATAGGATCTGTCATAACAGCGCCCATCGTTCCTATAAATCCACCCGCAACACCAACGCCTGTTGCTCTACGATATACATCAGCTTGTTCTTGCATTTTTTGTTGTGTTAATTTAATGGCATCTTGTTTAATGCGGTCTGGCGTAATCGAACCAATTGTTTTTTTAACTTCTTCGTTTTGCTCAACATAGTTTGCAACTTCTTTAAACAAATTTTCAAAAGCACGTTCACCAACTTCTAGCCTTTGAAACCCAACCATATCAGGAGTAGCGTTAGGATTTGCTTGAATAGTAGATAGTCCTATAGACAATGGATCTTGAGTAAAAACGTTAGATTGCATGCCAGGAATTGTATTTTCATTTTTGTAAGACATTCGAGACATAACGTCATTTAAAAAATTCTCATGCCCTGGGATTGCTTTAATTTGATTTACAAGATTTTCAGTTGCACGTGTACGTTGTAGCCATTCTGAATAACTGTTTTCTAATGCAACATCTAGCTTAAATGATGCAGAGAAGTTATCTATAAATCCTGTTTCTTCCCCTCCGAATGTAGTCTCATCCGTAGGTTGTAATCTAGCACTACGACTTGATGGAGTGTAGATCATTAAAATTCTTTCTCTAATCTAACTTTTAACTTGCGTAATTCATCAGCTCGTAATTCTTTAGGAAGCTGATTAATTCTAAATCTTTCTTGTTGTTCAAATGACGCGCGTAATCTTTGTTTCTCTAATATTGCTGGATCAAAGCCACCAACCCCGCGAATTGTCTGCGCTCGATTATATACGCTTTCTACATCAATCATAATCTTATAAGTTGGGTCAAAGTCTGGCACAAAATAAGCCCCGTCAATATTAATAAATGCGTGTTTATCAGAATCCATTTCTAAATTAGCATCACGTATTCTGTCAATATCAAATTCTCTTTGTGTAAAATCACCTTGTTTCATTTCCAACAATGGTTGGGCAACAACTTGGTCAGTTACGCGCTCTCTACCAGTATTTGGATCATAAGTGTTTAAATAATATTTACCATTTATTTTTGAAAATAATGGAATATAAGTCTCTGCATCAACCTTAATAGCCATTGCAGTAACAATATCATCTGGTGTAGCTGCACGCATTTTAGAGTCAAACTCATCTCTAGCAATACTTGATGGTAAAGATATTTTTTGTCCATTATAATCAACAACACCGCCATACATAACACCATCAATTTCTTTAGCTCCAGATGCAAGCTCTAAGGCTTTGGTATATAGCCCTTTGTCAAATTGTGCTGTTTCAGCAGATTTATCGTAAGCGGCCAAAGGCTTTCTTTCTTTTTGCAATAGACCAAGATAAATGACATTAGCAGACTCAATAATATTAGTCATCATTCCTGGATGTAAATCATAAGCTGTGCCAAATTCTTCTGCAAACAAATCAGTTGCGTTTGGAACATTAGGGGTAAATTGCTGTGATGCTGTTAATCCATTCTCAAATAGCGAGCTAGTTGTTTGGTCAATATCACGCAATATCAATTGAGCAAAATGACCAATTGCAGGACTGTCTTTTGCTACTTCGTTAAAGACTTGATATGCGTTTTCACCAGCAGCCTCTGCTACAGCTTCAATAAGTATTGATCTATCTTCGGTGCTAGAAGATAAAAGTGCTTGTGTATAATTATTGACATCTTGTTTGCTTAACAACTTAGGTTTGTTGATATTATATAATTTGCCATACTTATTCATATTGTATGACCGCGCATTCATTTGTGTTTTTAATTTTGCATAATCACTAAAATCTAAATCCTCATAAATACCAGCCATAGACAATACAGTAAATGTTTGGTCATCAGCTAATTTTTTTGTTAAATTACTAACCATCTGTCTTAACTGGGTTGCTTTAAATAAATCTCTAGGCTTTGCTTCTCCTCGATTGATTTTGTTGTTTAAATCAATTTGCATTTGCTGTAATTCATTTAATGGCATTTTTTTAAACGTTTGCAGATTTTCGTTTGTATCAAGCAATGCTTGCCAATTAGTATATTGAACTGAATCTACATCGATATTGCTATTAATTCTATCCACAATTTCAGTAGGAATATCAGCCATCTCATTTACATAAGCCTCGGCATTTCTTAAGTCTCTTGTAAGTTGTTGGTTTTGAGCTGCATTATCAGCTTTATACAAATTAAGATCTGTTTTTAATAAATTTTCAAAATCAATTTGCTCAACAGGATCCATCTCTTTGTAATGTTTACTATAAATAGATTTGTTATTCCTTAAACCATCAACAACCTCTAATATATCTTTGCCCTGAAACTCCTTAGCAATTTGCTCTGACAAATAATTGTCTTTAACTATTTTTAAACGTTTTTTGTGAAACTCTAACAATTCATTAGGTTTGGTACTAAACTTATATGAGTTTTGCATTGCAACAGTTTCTGAAGCATTTATATATTCTTGAATTGCAGCAGCACTTGCTCCTGGATTATTTCTTAAAAATTCATCAAAGTCTTTTGACGCATTGATTCCATATTGTTCAGATTCAATTAAAGATTTTTCTTCTGCTTTTTTGTTGAGTAATGCTAATGCTGTTTGATATTTGTTAGTTGCAATATTAGTTGCTTGATTACCATAAGCAGAGGCAATCTCTGGATCGATTTGACTAAAGAATTTAATTTGCCCTTGTATGGGGGCTTGTAATTCGTTTAATATTTCTTCACGATCAGTTAGTTCATTGCGATCAACTCTAGCAATAACATTGCTAAAATGTGCATGCAATTCATTTTCTAATACACCAGCTGTTTGTTGCGCTGTTGCTTTTTTTAAAGCAGCATTATAATCCATGCCACCTGTTAATATGCCTTGTAGTGGATCTGTCCCAGAAGCTATTGATGCGTCAATTCTATCTTTAGTAATTGGATTGGCAATAGTATATTTAATTGCTTGCTCTTGCGCATAATCAGTTGCAAGAGATCCAGTCACTTCTGATGCAAATTGTAAGAATTGTCCAATACGCTGATTTGTTTTTTCTTGTTGCTGAATATCTACATATTGCAACGAAGGCGCATCAGTTAATTTAATATTTCCAGATTCATAAATAGGAAGTGCCATTATGTCGGTACCCTTGTTTGTTCATAAGCATAAATCCCTTTACCAGCACCAATCATTAAATCATAATATGATCCAGTTGACGCTGACTCTGCTGCTGTACTTAACAGACTAGCCTGTGCATTACCAAATGTTTGACCAACCATATTGTTGTATTGAATATCATAAATGTCTGTGCCTAAACGTTTACCGCCTACAGTTTGTGCAAGCAGCGCTGAACCAGAGAATCCAGAAACACCGCCAGCATACCCATAAGCTATAGCGCCGCTCTGTGCCTCTAAATACTTACGATATGCAAGATTGCTCTGTCTTATTGCGTCTACTTTTAATTTTTCATTTTTAGCTTTTAATTCTAACGCTTGCATTCTGTACATAGCAGCTTGGGCTTGTCCAGATTGATACGCTTGATATCCTTGTAAAACTTGTGTTCCAGCATTAATCAACGACATGTATGGCTTAATAGCATTAAACGCGGATGTTAGCCCCCCCATTAATCCACCACTACTAGCCAAACCTCCACCAAGAGCTGCTGGTGTAGTAAAGATTGCTGGTGTAGCAATAGCGCTTGCTATTGGTGCTGCTGCAACTGCACTAAATACTGGGGCTGCTGCTATTGAGGAAATTGCACCTGATCCAAAAGCAGTTCCTATTGCTGGTGCTACTGCTGCTCCCATATTCTATGTTCCTTGATGTACTGACAATTTATATTCTAACCCTAATAATGTAAACTTCAACGGCGCGTTCTGTGTTACCGTAATTTGTCCTTCATTATTATAACCTAATATACCATGTAAAGTCTTTGTCCCAGTAAACTCTGGCACAGGATCATCTAGTGCGTCAACACCTAATGATCGAATAGGTAACGGATTCCCATTGATAACTAAATTTTGTGTTTCATAAAGCAAGGCATTAACTTCAACAATACGTTTCTTAAAGCCAATACGTGTACCTGTTTGTATTTTTAAATCAACAGGCATTGTTTTTACTTCAACACTAATTGGTAATCCTACTTCTGATGACGCTGTAGGTGGATTAACAAAAGTTACCGCACTGTCTGCAACTTGATTTAATTCTACATATCCATCTGATATAACATTGACTGTTGCACCATCAACATGAGACATATCTAAACTTGACGCTGTTGTGCCTTTTACTCCTGAATCTGTTAAATATGTATTGTCAAAAACTTCTACATAATATTTATCAGTACCATTATCATCTCTTTTTACAATGGTATAAATATCTGTAATGTCTACACCAACATCAACAAAACTACCTACGGTAGTAAATTCTGAAGGGGCAATAACATTTTGCAAACGCAATAAAGAAAATGCAACTATGGTTCCATCTGATTCATTTATAATTAATAATAAGTCGTTTTCATCTGTAGCCACAGCACGGCGTATATCCATGCGTGTTGGATTTTTAAGCAAATGTCCTGACAGCAATGAAATTTTAGAAGTAATATAGGTCAACTGTGTATCAGAGTAAGCGATCTCAGATAAAGCTTTACCTTGTCTTTGTATAAATAAAATACCTGATTCTAACTGCTTGACTCGCACGCCTTCTTTACATCCATTACGTGACGTAGTAGACAAGAAAAAGTCTGTTGGAGTAATTGGAGTTAATCCTTCTTGCGGAACATAGAACTCACCGCCCGTAGTAAACACTTGCAAATCACGACCACTAATAATATCAACGATAGCATTAAAAGTATTAGTATCAAGGGTAGCTTCAACAGCGTCATCATCCAATCCTTCCACGGCTTCAAAATCAAAAAATAGCCCTACTTTAGAACCCCATATAGTAGACGGTCTTGACTTTGATCCGCCAAAGAATAAGCGTCCTTGATGAAAAGTAACTGATCTTGGCCATCCTTTACTTGCTGACCATACATCTTCATATCCTGTTTCTAATTCCCAATCACCTGAAGCTATAGCGGATGTATCAAAGAATGGAAATTCTGTAACTACATTAACAACAGTTGAGCTAACATACTTAACAATTTTAGCTCGCCCTTGTGGATCAGCGTTAATGTATTGACCAACATGACCACTATTAAATACCCCAGTTGATGCTGTTAATGTAATTTTGCCAGATACATCGCTAGGAGTAAGTGTTGCTGCTGGATTGCTTGTAGCTATAGTAAATGCGTATTGTGGCACAGAGTCAAACGTAATGTTTGATATTGTCCAAGAGCTATCTGATGCGCCACGAACAATTTTTATTGGTCTTTGATCTTCATGCACTAGAATTAATGTATCAGCGGATTGTGTCCATACAAGATGGTCCATGTGTGTGCCAGTTAGACCAAACCCTGTTGTATCTAAATAGTCATTGCCAGAAGCATTAATGTTAGTAATAAGCGCTTTGTTTTTATAAACATACATTCTGTTTGTAGTGAATGCAAGCATATAACTGTCATCTGTTGAGAACTCAAATGCAATTAAACGCACGCCATCTGCTGGGGTGCCACCAAGTTCATTAATAAATTTAGTACCAGGTCTTCTTGTTACACCGCCTTGTGGCTGACATATAACGTTCTTAGCTTTTTCAAGTGCATTTTCATAGGCCTTTAAATCAACCCTTGCTCTAACAAGCGGATCTAATTCGCCTGTAGTAAAGTTAGTTTGTATGCTAACAAATCTAGCCATTAATGTCTCACATCAATTAACGAGAAATCTTGTATTGCGTTAGTTGGCTCTCCTTGCCCATCAATGTTCATTGCTTGTCTCATGTAACCACCTCGACCATTTTCTCCTGGTGTCCCTTCAGCTACTTGTTGCCAATATTGAGATTTTTCTGTTTGGTCGGTAATCGGACTAGCTAAATGCCATGCCATTTGATACTTTAACAATTGAACAAAAAAATGAGGTAACGCATATTCAGGTACATTGTATTGATAATCAACATAAACTGATTCATAGTTGGTTAATATTTTTTGTCCTTGAATTGTATATTCCCTTCTAGGAACTGCATAAGTGCTACTTGTATCATATAAAGCACGTGGCCTACCAATCATGTCTGATGGCATTTGATACTCATACTTGTATTCGTTTGTGGGAGTGGTAATTAATCTTGCTAACTGCACTTTTTTGAATGAAAAAGTCCATGGATAACTTGCTAGTGTTTTAATTTTAACGTCAGGATAAAGTCGATCACAAATATTAGATTCGTCTGTGCCTTCTGTAAAAGACGAGATTGGACTTGCCCCTAACATTAAGAGCGCATCAGAACATATTTTTATGTCGGTATCACCTGTTGCCATTTATTATCTCCAAATGTGCAAATAGACGGAGGATCGCTCCCCCGTCATTCGCATTTATTACTACTACTTAGTCAGCATCAGCTACTGAAATAGCTGTACCGTCTGATACGTCAACGACACCAGACGCATTTGATAATACTATTACCATGTGCGCTGCTGGGGTTGCTGTATCCCATAAGTAAATCATGTCGCCTACTTTTAACAATGTTGAAGCATCATTAAAGTAGCCAGCAGTATTTACTGTTGCTACTGCATCAGCAGATTTGTATGTCCACATTTGTGGAGCATCACCAGCTTTGGATTGACCACCCGCAGCCGCTAAACCATCTTTATTATAAGCCATTACTATATCTCCTTATCTTAAGATTCACGACATGTGAGTTGAACAATACCTTCGGCATCGATTGCAACTGCTGCAGCAGAAAGTAAACTGTTTACTAAGTAAGAAGTTTTTTCTGGTACATAGTTGATCTCTGTCTTAGGACCAAGACCTTCAGCATAACCAAGCGCCTGTTTATGGAATGCCCAAATAGTTCTATCTAAAGAACCATCAACAGCAAGACCACCTTCAGTACGGTCGCCAAGTACATGGAATTTGAAACCTAAGAAGGTGTCAACTTCGCCAGATACAAGAGCTTTAACTGTATTGAAGTCAGATGATGTTACAGTAGTTTCTGAAAGTAAAGAAGCTAAAGAGTTAGCATGAATAACCATGTGACGATCCGATGGAGGAACGTTACCTTTGTCTAACAATTTTTTAGCTTCACGTAGTTTAGCTACGTTTAAGTTTGTGTCAGTACCACCAACGTCATTAGAAACTGTTAATCCTGTTGATGATGCTGTTAGTGCATCAATGATAAGTTGATCTTGACGGCGACCAATAGCGTTCGCTAAAACTTGAACTAACTCTTGTCTTTCATCAAAATTAACTTTTTGTTGCATGAAGATGTCAGAATACTCTGCAGCATTCCAATCTTCTAGTGTTGCTGTTACTTGTGAAAAATCCACATTTAATGGAGTAACGTCAGTTTGTGGTACACGTAATGTAGCCACACCTTTACCCACTTTAGGGAATTTCACAGTAGAACCTTCAACGCCTCGTCTCATGCGTGTAGCACCAACTAATTGTGACTTAGCTTGGTACGCCTGTTTAACTTCGGCATCAAAGAGGGTAACAAAAGCTGGGGATAAACCGATAGCCATGTTTTTTCTCCTTAAGAAATTAATAAATAAATTAAATTAATCGCTTTGGTATGCCAGAGAACTGGGCCTGTGCTTGCTATTTACGATAGCCATACGACAAGATTACTTGCGTTAAGGGTTGCAAACAGAATAGATGCAATATGCCTTATCCCAAGTTTTAACATAGGA